TATCTGTATCTGTATCTGTATCTGTATCTGTATCTGTATCTGTATCTGTATCTGGCGTTCGTTTGCGTTCGCTTGCGTTTGCTTGCGTTCGTTTCTTATTCTCTCTCCATGCCCGTGCCCGTTCTGCTCCACCATCTTCACGTTCGATCTGTCTTTTCTTCCATCCAGAAACCAGATCACCATCAAGTACACGGCCTTGCATAGCATCAATGATTGCATCAACTTGCTCACAATCTAAATCAAGTGCACTTGCAATATCTTCGTTGCATATATTTTGCGTTCGTCCGCGTTCGTTTGCGTTCGATGCAATAACCAAGATATGCACGTACACTGCTATCACGGATGAAATTGATTGTTTTGATGCGCGAGAGATAGTTCGCCATTTAGGGTCGTTCGGCATGTCATGCCAAAGTCTAAGCCAAGAGTTAGCCATTTAATCACCTATAGACATCAATATTTCACGCTTCGCCTTTCTTAAGGCATTAACAATAGGCTCAATATGCATAATAGGTATTGTTATATGCACGTCATCCATTGTTGGCGCAATCTGACGAATTGTTATTGAGCCAATTTCATTTATAAAAACATGTGTTTCGTAACATGCGTTAAAAACTAAAGTTTTAGTCATCTACTTCACCATTACCATAACAATTGGTGTCCATGCAGCAATGCACAATATAAAAATACCAAGCCATGCCCAACCGATAAATGTTATTCCGATATATGTTTTCATCATAACTCCTTAATTTTTTGTGGCTTGTTAGCTTTGTTCTTATACCGATTGAATAATTTTTGATTATCCAAGTATATTTGCGGTGGTATGCCAAGCCGTAACCAGTTATGCACCCTTTGCTTTGAGAAGCCGAAACGCTTTGCAACAGCACTAACTCCGCCCATGCTATTGATTATCTTGACATGCTCAAGAATGTCCTTAATTTTCTTCACTTCCACCTCCAATTTGTTATTGACAACACGAGCATGGTAATACATAACAAAAGGAAAAGTCAAATGTGGTTTTTAAAATACAAAATAATTATTTTACAAAATGTGTTTACTTTTCTAAAAAAGTGTTTTATTATGCGTCATCAATTAAACAAAGGGGAAATGATGGGAACTTACGATCCGCTACTTGACGATGATTACAGCCCATTCGGTCATAAAGACCGCCAACAACCATGGGGTAGGTATGTTTATTTCAATCTTGATGAAGCTATTACAAACCTGACCGATGCACAGTGGCAAGATTACAACGATATGTGCGTAGCGATTGAGCATTACAAAGAGGATGTTGCTGAATGTAAAGATAGTCTTGCTCTAGCAAATAAGAAAGAAGTTTTGCTAAAAGCTCAAGCCGCATGCCATGAACACTTAATGAAATTAGTTAAAAATTACTGGATTGAAACTAAAAAGAGACTGGAGGATTAAATGACTGAACCAGATCGCGATGACAATAGTAGGTGGCAAGAGGAACAGGAACAAGAACAACAGGAGAATAAATAATGTTTCGTAAGTCAGATAGAATTTTTAAACGTCGAGTGCGTGTTTGGGAATTACTTGAAGGACGAGATGAATCTATTCCGGAATACGTGCATCGTGAAACATGGTGGCTTTTATGGTTAATCCCATTATATTCAAGAGATACTATAATTAATTATTAGGAGAATAAATAATGGCCGAATTGAAATTTACAACAATGCGTGACCCAATACCGCCAAGGCTAATTAACAAATTACCAAAGCCTACCAAGCAACAAACTGACGAAGTTAAGGCAGATTATAAAAAAGGTGTTAGATGCGATATTTGTGGTGGTTGGCATCATCCTAAAGTAGTTCACTTGGATTACTTTGGTCATGCTGCGCTTACATCTATGCTGTTGGACGTAGACCCAAATTGGACATGGGAACCATTGGCACTAGGACAAGATGGATTGCCTGTAATAGATAAGGATGGTGGAATGTGGATTAAGCTAACGGTGCTAGGTGTAACTAGGTTGGGTTATGGAGACGCGCAAGGCAAGACTGGTGGGGATGCGATGAAAGAGCGTATTGGAGACGCTTTGCGTAACGCTGCAATGCGATTTGGTGCTGCTTTAGAGTTGTGGCACAAAGGTGACTTACATGGAGAAGAACCAGCGGCGATTGAATACATAACACCCGATCAAGTAACTGTGCTAGATGATCTAATAAAAGAAGTGAAAGCAGATAAGAAGGCGTTTTTGGAATGGCTTAAAATTGAAAATTTAGACGTGTTGCTATCATCAGATTATCAGAAAGCAGTTGATGCACTTAAAAAGAAAAAGGAGGCAAATAAATGAACTTATACGAACTAACACAACAGCAATTAGAGCTAAAGCAGCAGCTCATGGGAATGAATTTGGATGAGCAAACAATAACTGATACTCTCGAAGGCTCATCACTTGAAATATCCAAAAAGATTGAAAATTACGGTATTGTACTGCGTGACAGAGAATCGTTCGTTGATGCTATTGCCAAAGAGATAGAACGACTAACAGAACGTATGAATGCTGAGAAGAAGCGGATTGAACGCACAAAGAATTGGCTATTATCAAGCATTGTTGCTCTTGAAATTAAACAGATAGAATGCCCATTGTTTACGATTGCTGTACAGGATAATCCGCCCAGTGTTGATGTGTATAACGACAAACTTATACCAGCAGAATATATGCGAGTGCCTGAACCTAAACCACCAGTACCAGCACCAGATAAGCGATTGATATTGTCTGACCTAAAGGCTGGCAAGGAAGTGGCTGGGTGTGTTCTGAAACGAGATAAGCGGATAGTGATTAAATAAGGAGTAAGTATGGACTTTGAAATTTGGTGGAACGATCAAATATCTGGTGCGCCAACGATAATATTTAATACTGATGAGGAACTTGCAAGAGCAGCATGGGAGGCAGCGTTAAAAAATAACACTGTTATAGATTGCAGGTTGTGTGAGAATTATTTTTACAAACTCAGTTCATGTTTGGCAATTGTTAAGTGTGTTAATGGGGATGCGTTCCGCCCAACTATGGCAAAGCAGTTATGGCAAACAATAAGGGAGAATAAATAATGAGAATCTATTTAGGAACTCTAAACTGTGGATGGAAGATGTACGGTATAGGATTTAAGAGCAAATGGTATTTTGGTGTTTTTATTAGAAGACAGGAGAATAAACAATGAAAATTTCACAAGAACAAGCAGAATTTAAACCAGTAACTATCACTTTAGAAACCAAAAACGAAGTGAACATTTTTTGGGATTTAATACGATCTACCAACTGCGTGGCAAAGTTTGGATCAAGCACCTCGGATGAAATACAAAGAATGTCAGAAATGAGAAGCGGGATTGTCAGCTGGCTAACTAATGAAGCTAAATTTTAGGTGGAGACGATGATTAAATACCAAACAAAGTGGCATGGGTCATCTATGGCACAAATAAAAGCCATAGAAGTGTTGCGAGAGACAGAGAAGCAAGTAGTTATTGCAATAAATAACGGTAAAGAATCGCGTGAAAATAAAAAATCAGACTGGCAAAACTGGTTTGACACTTGGAAGCAGGCACATGAATTTTTGGTGTCAGAAGCAGTAAAAGAGGTTAGAGAACTACGGCTTAAATTGCAACAAGCTAATGGTCATCTTGGGAACATAAAAGGCATGAAAGATACAACAATTTTAAAAGAGAATGAACATGGAATTCAAAGATAAAGGCCCGTGGATAGTTGTAAGCGAAACTGGTCATAAAATTGAAAGCGATGACTTCACACACGATGTTCCAAATATTTAACAAGGAGAATTAAATGTCAGTAAATAAAGTGATTTTAGTTGGAAGATTAGGCAAAGACCCTGAAACACGTTATATGACCAATGGCGAGGCAGTGACCAATGCCACGTTAGCCACCTCGGAAAACTGGAAGGATAAAAGCGGAGAAAAACAGGAAAAAACCGAATGGCATAACTTGGTGTTCTATCGCAGTTTGGCTGAAATTGCAGGCGAATATCTGCGCAAAGGGTCGCAGGTCTATATTGAGGGGAAAATTAAAACACGCAAATGGCAGGACAAGGAAGGCAAGGATAGATATACGACAGAGATTATCGTTAATGAATTACAAATGATCGGCGGCAAGCATGATGGTGGACAAGCTGTTAATACCCCGCCAGATAAAACAGAGAAGCCATATCAACAGGCGGCAGGCGGAGATGAACTAGAGTCAAATTTGCCTTTTTAGCATATAAAAACAAAGGATAAAAATGAACATCAAAATTAAAAAGTTGCATGAACGCGCAATGATTCCAACATTCGCAACAAAGGGTTCTGCCTGTTTTGATTTATATGCGATGGTTGAGGACAGCAAAAAAGTATCAATATACAAACATAGTCCAGCCATTATTAGAACTGGATTATCTTTTGAAATCCCCAAAGGACACGCAATGATGATCTATTCCCGCAGTGGGCATGGATTTAATAATGATGTACGGCTATCTAATTGTGTTGGAGTAATTGATAGCGATTATAGGGGCGAGGTTAAAGTTAAACTTGCAGCTGATGGTGGTGGATTTGGCGTATCTCACGGAGACCGCATAGCTCAAGCAATGATTATTCCAGTCCCTGCAATTGAAGGCTTCTTTGTGTCTAATGAGCTATCAGAAACAGAACGCGGTGATGGTGGATTTGGCTCAACAGGTAGTTAAATGAGCAATATAACCATCATCCTTCGGCCTAAGCCAAATACAAGCAGGGATAACGCAAAGATGATGATTGATTGCGTTCCAGATGGTTATGTTGTTTCAATCAAAGAAGGCACTAGATCGCTAGAGCAAAATGCCATGTTATGGGCGGTATTAAACGACATTAGCAAACAGGTTAAATGGTACGGTCAGTCACTAACCGATTATGAGTGGAAAGATGTATTGACCGCAGCGTTAAAGAAAGAAAAAGTAGTTCCGGGCATTAACGGTGGATTTGTTGTACTTGGTCAGCGTACAAGCAAGATGAGCAAAAAAGAGTTCACTGAACTACTTGAGATTGCATATGCTTTCGGAGCGCAGCAAGGTGTGAAGTTTAAAGATATAACAAATAAATATGACAAACCTTGATCTATATCAAATGCAAATCGACTTAATGGATTATATTAACCATAGGTGATGAAATGAAAAAGACAATAGCAATGCACGAGCAATACCGTAAAGTGCTGGAACAGTTCTACCCGACAACGCACATTGATGTTATGGCTGAAATGCTTAACCTTGAGCAAAGCCAAATACACAGGATGGCATTTAAATGTAAGATTAAGAAGGCAGAAGGATTTAAACGTAGTAAGAAGCCAAGAGTGCCAGCAAAGACTAAAAAGTATGCTGATTTAAGCAATCAACTTTCAAAATTTGTTGAATTATTGGAATTGCATGTGACTGCTTTAAAAGATAGTGGATATGCAAGTTTAGCGACAATAGCTGAAACTATATTAACAGAATGTTACAAGACAGATAAGTTGCCAAAACTTGAGTATTTGAAGCGTCATGTGGTTATCACCTAAGGAGTATATATGCCAGACATTTCAATGTGCCTGAATAAACAGTGCGAAAGCAGAACAACTTGCTACCGCTTTACAGCAATTCCTAGTGAGTATCGGCAGTCGTATTCAGACTTCCAGCCAGCAGATGGTGAAGATAAATGTAGAGAGTATATGCCGATTAGCGTAACGAAAGGAGATAACGATGGACGAATACTTATATAGGCGGACTGCAATGCTAAAACACTGGTGGTATCTTAAAAAAGATAAGCTGCACATTGTAATTACGAATTTATTGCCGCGATGGTTGGTAACGAGAGCGACTGTAAGATTAGTGGCCTACGCTACGTCAGGGAAATACTCAAATACAGTTGTACCGGAAATAACCGCGATGGAAGCAATAGGACGGTGGGAGAAGGGAGATAACGATGTCAAAAATATCTGAAACAGGCAGGGAGACGCCGTTGCCATACAACCCAACTATGGAACGTGTGCTACAAGATGCTTACTCACGCGGGATAGGTGTGTTTACCACTACGCTCATGGAAGATGGCAAAGTATCCGTTAGACGCATTCCAATAGAAGACTATGCAAAGGGTCCACAAGATGCCAACAATATCTGAAGCAGGCAGGGAGGTTTTAAAGAAGTGGCAGGAGATGGGGGTGAAGTTTCTTTATCTTGGCTACCACGGCTGTTTCAGTTTTGAATACCCCGCCAACGACTACGCAATCCCTGAGCAGCTAGTGCCGGAACAATGGGATGTGAAGCATCTATATAAAGCGATTAATGAGGGATTAAAAGTTAATAGTGGTGATGGGTTGTGCGAAGTTCGCATCCCCGCCCAAACTATACCAAAGGAACTATTAGAAATGGAAGAGCTGGGCACCAATCAGGCGAAACAGTTTTGGCTCGCATCCCAAGATAATGCAAATACTCTTGAGGTTAAAAAAATGGAAGAACCGAAGAAAAAAATCCTGATACATCACATACCTGAGCGCAAACTCTGGCTGTCGCAACGTGAGGCTGGCACGAATGAGCAGTGGAAAGTGAAACCAAGATCGTGGAATGATTGGAAAAAGATACCTATTGATGAGGAACCTGAGTGGTCTGAGTACTATGATTACACAACGGTAAATACGGTTAAGTATTATTTTTGTCTGTGTCGCAGAAAAAACGGCGATATTGTGTCGATGTCGAGAACTAGCAAGGAAACATTAAAGCATGCGGTAGCCGTAGGGGATGCAACCATCATCGGCAACATTGAAGAACGTGACGTGGAGGTTTAACTATGAGCTTTAAGCTGAATGCTAAAAATTTAGGAATCGTGACTGCTTATTGGTTAGAACACTATATGACGGATCACTGCACGTTATGCGGAAACCACGGATGGATTGACACTCGTGGAACACGAACCCCGGCAGGTAAAGATGTTGGAAGGGTGAACTATTGCATTTGTCCAAACGGACAGCAATTACGTGCTATTGGTGCTAAGTTGCCCAGCAACACTGAAGAACATAACGCGGAGGTGTAACTATGAGCTTTACCATAACAGAAACAGGCAAGGTTTTAACTGAGACAGATCAAGGCATCACCATGCCAGCGGATTACAGTTTTGACACGGTTAATAGCTTCGTACATGGCATTGATGTACATTTTGAGGATTTAGTTAATCTTTGCCTTGGGATGGCTGATCATATAGATAAGATGAAAGTAAACATGGGAACATACTTAGATTTAGACGATGTTGTGGCCGGAAACACGCTGGCTATGAAGGAGTTGGCGGAACTGCGAAAGGAAAATAGCGAATTGGCAGATGAAATTCGACGATTAAAGCGCGGTGAATTTATTTGCAGCAAATGCGGCCTTCGGAAAGATTCAGAACGAAGTAAAGAATATCACTTTTAATAAAAAAACCCCCGATGGTGCGCTGATCTAACGGGTAGCGTTGGGGGTGTTGTTGAGTGATTATACTATAAGTTATATAAATAAAATGACAGAACAAGATATTAATACATTACTTGATGATTTGTGCAAATCAATGTTGATTAAGTATAACGAGCATGTACGTGAGCATTACTATGAGCCCGCGATGGTAATAATTTTTTCACCTGATGGATATAGCAAGGCACGTTCCTGCAAAGAAGCTATTACGAGATTCTCATGCAGAAAGGATAATATTCAAATTGTGAACGGGTATCCTTTTTTACTTGCACACGAACAAAAAGAAGATTTTCTTGTTATAGTTATGGATAGTTAACACGTACAAAGATAATCTATCTGGCATATGTAGCTGTTGCCTACCGTTATTTGGCAATGGAGTGAATAAGCAAGAAGCTGGCCTTGTTAATATGCCGAAGCCAGCACTTTACTTAATTTAACAGGAGGAATCATGCGTAATTTATTAGCTCTATTTGTTCTTGCGTTAGCTTTTCAACATGCTCACGCGGCATTGGAAATATACGACCCTGCAACAGGGAAATATCTTGGAAATCTAAACGGAAATCAGTATGACCCGAACTCTGTTAACAATCCGTATGGGCAGTATGGTTCGCGTTATAGCCCTGATAGTATCAATAATCCATATGGTCAATACGGTTCAAGATATAGCCCTGATAGCCCAAATAACCCTTATGCCGCGCCTTCGATAAGGTATGATAATAGGAGATAAAATAAATGAACGTAAGAGAATTAATAAAAGAGCTTGCAAGCGAAGATGACATGGACAGCGTTGTTTATGTGCGAATCATAAATAAAGATGGAGACGAAACCTTCCTTGCTGTGGAAGGGATTGCTGTTTACAGCAACTCATATCAAGCCAGCAATATGAGAACATGCACAACACTTGAGGCTTGTTCCTAGCGTTTATGCAGTTCCTTCGATAAGGTATGATAGTAGGCGTTAATGTTTTCGAGTCGCTTCAGTTGTTAAGTATTATTTAATAACTGATTCAGTTGTAAAGGATTGCTTGACAACTGCTACATCGGATAAATTTAATGATTAAGATAACTATTAGTGTACAGATTGAGTGTGTTAGGCGTGAGATTAGAAGGCGTAAAAAGTATTATCCAATCCTTGTTGATGAAGGCAAGATGTCACAAGAGGATGTAGATCAGGAATTAGCAGTAATGCAATCGGTGATGGAGACATTAACTCAGCTTAGAGGGATGGTTAAGGGAGAATAAAATGAATAACGACTGGATTGAAAACGAACGTAAATTATTCGAGGCTTTTGCCGTAGGATGTGGATTTAACGTGCAAAGATCGAAGCGCACGTCTACACCTCCAATAGATGACTACGCAAATAGTAATACTGGCAATATGTGGGTAGGGTGGTTGGCAGCGAAGCAATCAATGATGAGCAAGGATAATGAACGTTTTCAGATCATACCAAATCCTTACGCGGTGACTCCACCATCATGGTATTGCTGATTTTATGTGTGGAGCGTCCGCGTTGACGCAAATGTTAGGGGTGAAAACATGGAACTGAAAGATTTGCCTTACCCGCTGCGACTGTGCGTAGAAATGATGCACTACGCTGCATGGATGAGCGACGAAACCAAAGAGATGCGGCCTTCGGAAGTTCGACAAGCGCTGCGAGCGTTCTTTGATGACGCACTGATTGACGAAGCGACGAACGTGCTGACTGGGCGAGCTCCTAACGCAATATAGCCACCAATTATCTTAAAAAGGAAACGACAAATGACTAAATTTAAAGTGTATCGGATTGACCAATTATGATTGAATGGAAAATTTTTGCTCGGCAATATAATCCGCCGAATGGTCAATATCTTGTATTTTGTACTGCCCCGAATTTTGACTCCGAATGGATTGATATTGCTCGATTTGATAATGGGAAATGGCACTCTTTCAAGAGCGAAATTTCACATGATTCAAGGGTGCGTAAATACAGCGAGATTAACTACCCATTAGACTAAATCAAGATTACTTAACTACTGAGGGAAGAATGAAACAAGATTTTCTGATAGATGATAAAAACACAACCCCATTTGATGCAGAATCAGAATGGTGGGGGATGCCTGAGTTTGTGCAGGAAAAACAAAAGCCGTTCGCTAAGGTTATATGCAGGTTTGAAACGCAGGAAGACTTAGATGCTTTTGCAGCACTGATAGGCCAAAAATTAACACCTAAAACCAAGAGCATTTGGTATCCATTCAAGAGCCATTGGGGTGGAATTAAAGGGAGATACAAGAGTGAATCCTGAATACCCTATTTTTATAGTTTCAAAAGGGCGATGGGAGTCCAGACTAACAAGCAAGGCTTTGGAAAATATGGGGGTTCCATATCGCATTATTGTCGAAGAGCAAGAGCGCGAAAAATACGCTATGTTTATAGATGATCGTAAAATTCTTACTTTGCCGCGAATGTATTTAGACGACTATGACACCTGCGACACTCTTTTGGATGCGCGCAGCAAAGGACCAGGGGCTGCCCGTAATTTTGCATGGGATTATGCTATCGCAATAGGCGCTGAGCGTCATTGGGTAATGGATGATAACATTGATGCTTTCCACCGACTTAACAGGAACACGAAATTTGAATGTGATACTGGGGCAATTTTCAAGGCTGCGGAGGATTTTGTTGATAGATACGAAAATGTGCCTGTATCTGGGTTTAATTACTATTCATTTTGTAAAACGACAGATTCAGTGCCGCCATTCATCGTGAATACGCGCATCTACTCTTGCCTTCTAATTGATAATTCTGCCCCGTACAGATGGAGAGGCCGCTACAACGAAGATACTGATTTAAGTTTACGAGTTTTAAAAGATGGGCTTTGCACTATCCAATTTAATGCTTTTTTATGCGGCAAGGTCACAACTCAGCGTATGAGTGGCGGGAATACAAAAGAATTTTACGCAGATGAAGGGACATTGCCAAAATCTCAAATGCTGGCAGATTTGCATCCTGACGTTGCAAAAGTTGTGTGGAAGTTTAATAGATGGCATCACCATGTAGATTATCGCCAATTTAAGAAAAACAAGTTGATTAAAAAAGATGGCATTTTAATTTCTAAAAAAATTAATAACTACGGGATGGTTTTGACTCACAACTTAATTTAGACACCAACAGACAAGAATGATTATTTGTCATCATTGGTTAATATATCCACAATCCCATTGTTATTAGCAGCGCACGACTCATACATCGCTTTCGCCTTAGCTATCCACTCAACTACATCGGCATCGGTTGAGACTTCTTGCTCGTCGGTATCGGTGGCAGTTCTGTCGGGAACTTCTGCATCATCGCGCTTGGGACTTGCGGACAGACCAAAGGTGGTTGGCTTGTTGAGCAGGCGGACAGCATCATGAGACAAACAATCGCGGTTAGCAGTGACTTTGTGTACATGAGTTAATACCGTGGTTAATTTTGCATTAGATTGATCTTTTTGCGCCTGTACCTCTGCTGCCTTCAGGTTGCTGCGTTCCACTTGAGCTTTGTATGCTTCAGCTACTTGAGCGGCAAGCTTCGCATTCTCAGCTTTAACCTCGTCAGCTTTTGATTGGCGACCTTCAAGATAAGCCCAAGTATGAGTGCATGTAAGCGTAAGCGCGACAGCACCATAAAACAATGCCTTGCGCCCAGTCGCAGAAGCCAGTAATTGAATCATCTTTCTACTTTGTCTTTCAACGGTTCTTTCACTAAGCTCCTGAGATAGGCAATTGCCGCTGCGATTACAACACCAAGTGCGGTGAACCTTTCCGGAGTCATGCTACTAGCAAATGATGGCACTGCCAATTGCAGCGTACTCAATCCAGCGAGTGCAGCAGCGAACATATTTGTTTTTGATCTCACCAGCATACGCCATAATTTTTTCAAAGTTTTCATAATTCCCAGTCCCTTATAGTTATTTCTAAATCTTCCCCATCATCTAAGGCATTCTGTATTTCTGGCATTATAACATCCATAGCGGCTTTGCTATCGCCAAGCCATTCGCCATTTCTTCCGCCTTGGCTTAATCCAACAAGGATGCAGCCGGATGTGTCATTACACGTATTGCCAGCATGAATTCTAACTCCAGTAAAATTTGGCACATCCAACAAAATAGGTAATGGTTTATTAAACCTTGCGCTATGCGTTATGCGTAATTTATATGTGCCGGCAGGTATTGCTGTTTCATGTTTGATTTTTACATCTCGACACTCATCTTCAAGAGTGAAGCATTTAAACAATCCGTCAATCAGAAGACATCCAGTTGTAAATCCTTTTTGTGGCCTATTTCTGCAAACAAGTATTTTCAATTATTTCCCTCGTTCAATAAGTCGATCAACCTTTAAATTTAATTCTCTTATAGAATCTTTAAGCTCATCTGCCTCACGCATTCTCTCTGCTTTGATGTTATCTATATTTGCCATGTTAGTTGCGATGGTTAATTTTATATCATTAAGATTTGCAGATACCCAAGTAAAAATCCCGCCCATCATGGCAGCAGTTGTTAAGATGTGTGTGATATTTATTGTTGGGTCAAATAGCTTTTTGTGCTCAACAGTGTCGTTTTGTTGTGATATTTCTTTATTTGTAACCATACGCATCTATTCCAACGGTAATTTTGCTTAAAATCAGTTAAAATGCTCTAAAACTCACTATATGAGCCTATATTCGTTTTTATATGTAATTTGACATAAATGTATCCTGATATTATTTAAGCCGTTTATACGCAATCCTAGTCGCTTAATTTTTAGGCAATTAGATAAATAAATATATTTTATGGTTGCAATGTTGCTCTTAGTGTTTCAATCTGCGCGTCGATGTCGGCGATAATCTGCGCTGGCGTTTTTGGAGAACCAGACGGTCGGGATATGGGAACATTTGGCTGTAAGATAAAATCGCGCATTAATCTGGCGGTGACCTGTACTTCCAGCTCCCTAATCTGTCTTTGGATATTTGAATTTACTTCTTTAACTATCTCCAACGGGGTTTTTATGGGCGGAGTGGAGCTATAAACTTCATCCACCATAACATCGCCCACCTCGTTCACAGCTCTCCAACCTTGTCCATCTTTTCTAATTGCATAACTCATAAGTTATCCTCCCAACCAACACACTGGGACAATCCAGTTCCGCTAACATTTTGTGCTACGTATATATTCGTGGATTCCAATTGAATAGTCACAGAACGGGCAGTGTCTGTTGCGACTAAATTTTCAGAGAAAGGTGGAGAATTAGTAGTCGAACCTAAGTTGCCAAAACTAGAATTTGGAGCGATGAGTATTATCGAGGTAGTGCCTCCACCTGATGCCGTAACAACTATATTTGCCGCCGTTGAAGGTGCGAAAGGGCTTACTCCTACTGCCACCCAAGTTGGTGTATTCACACTCCCTTGGCTCCCACTTGCCATAGTTGGGTATGCTGTGACATTTGTACCAGCACCTACTCTATACTGAACTTTTCTACCATATTGTGTAAATCCAAGCGGATATTTATTTGCAGTGCTGTCAGTTCTAATCCACCCAATCCGTGCCTTATACGTGTACCCGCTCGGCATTGTAGGGGATGTAGCAGAGGTAGACAGCAGTCCAGCAGTAGTCGTGCCGTTATAAATCACCCATACTGAATACCACGTGGATGTCGCAATCGTTCCAGTATCAAGGGCATTCGCACCCGTTGTTGTGCCTGCTATCGTTAAAGATACAGTACGCAGTGTTTTATAAACATTACTGGAATCTTCTACTACAATCTCATCAACGGTAACTGTTACGTTTGCGGACAACCCTGTTGCAGACAACTGAAGATTTCTGAAGGCTCCAAGCAATTGCCCACTTGTAGCGGCTGGTGCAACAATAGCCGTTCCGTCAGCTCTTGTATAGTCTACACATCTAACTACACCAGCAGCCTCACCTCGCACCTTGGCAGTATCACCAGCAGCTGTAATAATATTAGCACTGGAGGGAAGAATAAGACTTGCACCATTTGTAAATGTTAATACATCATCAAAAACAATAGTACGCTCCGCACCTTGTGCAAGAGTAATCGCTGTGATCGTAGTCGTTCCCGTAATATGAACGTAGTTACCAGTAGCAGTAGTCAGATTAATAGTCGATGCACTGGCTATATTAGAACCTTGCGCTTCGTTTATCAAGCCAGTAATACCAGTAAGCGAAGTAATATCACTGTTTGCACCAGATGCAGCCGCACCTAATGCTGTTCTTGCTCCAGCAGCAGTTGTTGCAGCAGTTCCACCATTGGCGATTGGCAATGTGCCAGTAAATCCAGTGCAATCACGCAATTGTGCTATAAAAGCAGCATGTGCCCGTTGATAATCATCCAGAATAGCTGGCGAATCTGAACCAGCAGGACTGTTACTCGATATTGTGGTAGATAGATCAGTTATGAGTGTTGGAATTGGAATTTTAGCTCTCCTTACGTGTTATTATTACACATGGTTGAATATCTTATATTTAAGTTAATTGTTGTGGCGGTCGGGGCATTTTTTCTCGGACTATTTGGCTATCTTGATTGATATGTAACGACGCCTGCCCTTACCACCGGGTTTTCAATTATTGATTTTAGTTTGCCAACTTGTGACTGCGTTAATTCTGATAGTTTCTTGCCTGCATATTCAGGATTTTGTAAAAGTCTATCAAGCTCGTTATTAATTCTACCTTTTGCGCCTGCACTAAGTATATTTACTGTTGCGCGCCCCGCTTTACTCGAATTTACCAAGTCCCACACGCTCGCCAAGACATTGGCTCTAGCCGCTTTTTGTACAGTATCAGAGCCAACCCCTCTCCCAAGATTTAATAAGTCTTGATGCTTTGATATTTCACGCGCAACCTGTCTAACTGTGCCAAGGTTTTCAGGTGTGAAAACTTGATCTGGCTGTTGCTTTATGCCAGATACAGAACGAGAAATCAGCGGCACATTCCGGTATGCTTGCAGGAATTGTGTCGATGCCTGCCTTGCCTCTCCACCATGCTTTGCAGCCTCTCCGGTTAAAGCATCAAGCATTCTTTGTGCGACAGCCATTTCAGTAATTGGCTTTGATTTATCTGCAAAAATATTATTCGCCCTTATATATTCAGGAGATTTACTCTCCATGAATTTTAAATAATCATCTTTTAGCTGCATTAATACTCTTTTTTGCGGCCCTTCTGCTCCACTTATTGCTTGATCTATTCCATGCTTTACAGATTGTAGATCGCCGCCCTTAACCACGCGGTCAATTATCTCGCGAGGCATTGTTGGAGGCATTGCAGGAATTCCTTCTTTATATGCTCCCGGCAATGGATCGGGTATTCCGTAATATGTTTCCGCACCTGCTTTTAGTGACATATCATCAATACCACCAGCTACGCGCTGCATTTCGTCACGCAATGCTTGCGCTCCACCGTCTACATCATTTAACACCTGACGCGGCATAGTGCCACTATCAACCAAATGTCGAACCATATCACCTACTTCTTGACCTTTTTTGGTGAACACTCCGCCCTGTACGCCCATTTTTGTAATCTGCTTTTCCCCTGTTATATCTCGTGCATCGCGCATTGACACCCCACCTAATTTGCGTATTTCGGCCAATAGTCCCGCGCTAGTATCTTGTGGTATATCTATACCGCTCTGTGGAACATAATCAGGATGGGTTTGCCGTAAAGAATTAACTCGATCAATATCTTGCAGCGTCATAGCCACTCCAGCATCATCTACAACAGGTATCGAGAACGGGCGACCTTGAGTTATAGCTAATTTTTCTGCATGAGATAACGCACCATATGGCCGCGCTCTAGCCATCAGCTTTTCGCCTTCATCACCAAGCATGAATGGCTTATCTTGCATAGACGAATATAAATCAGCAACAGCATTTTCACGTTTTGCTTTAAGTGCCGACAAAGAATCTGCACGAGTTAAGTCATCCGCACCACCAGCTATTCGCTGCATTGCAGATATTCTTGCATCACGCTGAGATTGATATATTTTTTGGTAATTCTCCGGGTTTACCGCAGACCTTGCTCGTTCTGTAGCAGATAATCCTGCGTTTTTACCAGCCTGCCCTAACGTATATGGATAACCAGATAGTGTATCCCCTGCGCTGATTGCTCGTTGAATAGCAGTGCTTGCCTCATTAACACCACCAGCATTATTAACTATGGCATTAACTGCGGAAATACTTGGATTAAACAATGGATTATAAATATAATCTTTGACGAATTTACCAGTTACACCACCAGCTTTTGCAGCAATTGGGATTGCTCCGCCAATAACCGCCCCAGTTCCTGCGTCCTCTGGATTAACCAAGCCAGACATAACACCGCCAGATACAGCCCCACCGCCAACACGGATTGCCGCATTCCTAGCGGCCTCACGACTTAAAATAGAAGCGGCAGGAGGAACGCCAATTGTCATTCCGCCAGAACGTAAAGAATTGGCAACCATAGGCGCAACCACTGGAGCGAATTTAGACAAGCCACCTACTGCATTCCCAAGCAATCCGCCTGCCCCGGCAGTTCCAGCAATTTGACTGGTTAGCGCGCCAGCTTTAAATGATGTTGATTCAGTGTCGGCATTTTCTTTGAAGTACTGATCTATAGCCGCCTTGCGCTCTTTGTTTGTTTTGCCTGTTATACCTAGCTCATCCAGTGGGTAAAGAAGTGTCGTGCCAATATCAGTTGCGCCCTTTAGCATCCCCGCACCAAGATTGCGATTGGCAGACTTAATCCATTCTATCGCACCTTGACGTGGCTTTTCTACTGGCGCATATTCTACCCATGGCGGTGGCGCAGCTGTAACAGAGCTTTGATATTCTTTCCATGGTTCCGCCATTATTGCTTCTCCCAATTATTTTGATCTGCTGGATCGCCGCCTTTGAATTTATATCCGTTACGGGTCATCCCCTTCATTGGTTTTGGCAGTGGCTTTGCGTTTGGCGTTTGTCCAGTAGATGGCTGCGCTGGCTGATTAACTTGTACGGGTTTCCCAAGCAATACATCACTGTTTAGTTTATAACTATCTGCAAATGTTTTATATTCCTCTCGCTTGGCATTATATTGTTTAGCACTTTCATTATTTAGTTCGTCAGCTAATTTTTGGAAGTCAAGTCGTTGTGTTGGTGTAAGCTTCTGTCCAGTAACAACCATATTCCCATAATTCATAAGCCTGTCAAGCTTACCAGAAGCCTGCATTGCCATAGCTAATTCTGACTCTCTAACAACAGAGCCGGGGTCAAGCATCTTCATTAACTTTGTAGCCGCCGCAAGATCACCAGCAGGTGATTTTAAATTAAGTCCTGCGGCAATTTGTTTGTACGCAGATTGAACATCTTGATGCGCTTTATAGATTGGCTCTGCTTTAAATGCAGAGCTAAATTTCATTTCATTTTCCAGCCCTTTTTGTCCTGTATTTACAGATACATTTGATGCTGTAGCTTTCCTGCGTGCCGTGTCCCAATCAGTAAATGACCGCTTCTCTCCTTGCTCTCTAGCAAATATATATTCTTGTATAGCAGCAGGCGATGGCTCTTTTTTTTCTGGCGCAGTAAAAATAACCTCATTTTTACTTGTGTTGTATAAAGTTCCACCGGGAGCGACGTTTGTCGGCCTATCTGGAGCAGTAAATACAGGCTGATTGTTTTGCGGGTTAACTAATGTTGTTCCAGGAGAAACGCTTATAGGCTGAACCTTGCTTTTTTCATATTCTTGATAAGGTATATTAGGAACAATATTTCCATAGCTATCCGTTATAAGCGGTTTATTTATATCTTGCTCTTTTGGCAAAGTATAATCTATTTGTTTTGTATTTGGGTTATATATACTTGCTCCAGGCTGCAAAATTGAATTTGGCAATGGTTGTTGCGCTACACCGTCTAAATATTTTATTTTACCGCTCTTACTTACAACAAAAGCATTCCCACTTTGGTCATATTGCGGTGTTGTACTGTATTCATCGTCCTTAACAGGGGAAGTAATGCCTTCTAGATATTGAGGCTTACCATCATCTCCCACTACATAAGCCCTGCCTGCTTGGTCGTGCTGCACAGATGTACCATACCTTGTTGGTGCGCTTGGCGCATTATAAACAGGAACAGCACCAGCTCCAGCTCCTTCTGTTGTTTTAATTAAATTCCCACCAACAACATGGTAAGCTGTTTTATCTTGCTGCTTAACTCCTGACAAGTATTTTATAGCCCCGTCCTTCCCAACAACAAAAGCATTCCCACTTTGGTCATATTGCGGTGTTGTACTGTATTCAGGATTAAACATACTATTCCAATCCTTTAGCTCTGGCGCAGTAAACAGACCAGATGTAACCATCTTATTAAGGTCTTTTGTATCGCCCATTGAAGTCAGAAATTCTTGTTTCTGACGCTCTTTTTCAAGAGCAGCCTTACGTTGCTCAACTTCACTATTATAGTTACCTATTTGTGCGCCGTACAAAGCCCTGTGCATTTCATTATTAGCAAGATTGCTTCTTAAATCTAAAGCAGTATTGTAACCAGTGATGCCTGCTAAACCAGCACGGCCTAAACTGTTGAGTGGCTGCCCTCGACGTGCGCCAGCAAACCCACCGAATGCAGTGGAAAGAAGCCCTATTCCTTCAGGTGTTTTAATAAAATCTAATAATCCTTCTGGCATGATTACCCCCATATTTTTCTGCGTTGCATACGTTCCTGCATCGCTTGGTTTATTTGATCTTGTACGGCTTGTTGACTGGATTGGTAAAGCTGTGCAACAGTTTGCGGCCCAGCTGGATTGCCTTGGCTCATATTAGCTGGTTGCTGTGCATGCGGGAATAGGTTATTTATTGCCGCTGCAGAAGAAGCCGCCTGTCCTGCACCTTTAAGGCCACCCATAATATCCGCTCCAGTTATGCCAGCAGGAACGTTAGTAGCACCAGCACCAAAAGCAGCCGGATTGAATGTTCCAGCACTTAGCCCGCCAATTCCACCAGTAGCACTAGGAGCAAGCAGTCCAGTTTCACCTGTTGCGATTAATGGATGCGCAGCACTTAATAACCCAGTGCCAGTTGCAGCAGTTCCAGCGGCCCCAGCTCCGGCAGTTCCTGCACCAAGCAATCCACCAGCAGCCCCAGTTCCAGCAGCAGCTCCAGCTGTACCAGAACCAGCCGCTAATGCTGGTGCAGCAGCCCCGCCAGTGCCAGCAGTTGCCGCAGCCGCAGCAGCCAATAATGCTAATTTTTGCCAATTCTTCATTTGCCACCCCCGTTAGTTGTAGTTTTCTGCGCCCCTTGTCCACTAAGCAATCCACCATAAGCTGCCATTTGTTTGTATGGTGTGTTTTGTTTTTCTTGGAATTGTTGGTATGCAAAATCCTTCGCTTGCTGTGCTTGATCTTGAACTTGTCCGCCGGCCTTCATTAATTGGCTTGCGTCTGTGTATGCCTGATTGCCATATTGCGGTGCAAGTTGTAGTGCAGCCATTTGATTTGCTCGATCAGTGTTGTACGCATTCCCATACATTTGCGATGCAATCTCGCCCATCTGCCTTGCCCCAACCTCTTGTATACCTGAGTTGCCAAACGATCCGCTTGTTGCATTTATCTTTGCTAGATTACCAGCCACGCCCATTGTTGCTTTGTTAACCATTGCATCAAGATATGGGTTTGTATTACCACCTTTTAGCGTGTCTTGTAGTGTGCTTTGCGCTTGATCCATTGTTGGATCACCACTCATCGCACGATTTTTAATCAAATCAATACCAGTGTTTTGAATTTCATTTAACCCTGAAAACCGCTCACCAGTATATGGCTGGAATCCAGCTTGATTAACTCTTGCGCCAGCTTGTGTCGCATAATCAATTAATGGTGAAAATCTCGAATCAATTGCAGATGTTGTTGTCTGTTCACCACCGCCACCACCATAAATTCTCCCACCGCCAACTTTAGTCATAGTACAACTATCACCAAACGGCTCTAATGCTGCATAAAGTTGTCTTCTTGAAGTCATATTACCCCCACTCTTAATATCGTATAAACAGGCTCAAATCCGCATGTTGTACGGTATAGCCGCTCTTGTGCTTGTCTTGCTGCACATCTAACTTCCGAGCATCCCAAGTCTCTTGCGAGTTGTTTGATTGCTTCAAAAAATTGTTCAAATCCGCCATTATGAGCGACTAAATCTGTGATAAATAAAACTCTTACATTAGGAAGTTGATCCACACGAATAACTCCCCATCCTCTAACCGTTTCACCATCCCACATTCTGATTAACGTGCGTTCCCCTCGGGATAGCATCATTTTAAGTTGCGATCCTGTTATCTCACCACCAGATACATCACATGCCTCAGACAAGCATGATGCGCCATCAGCCCAAGCACGATCTATGTGTGTTAATGGTACTTGTTGTAATTCCATTAGTTCCCCGTAAGAAATCTTGCCTGAACCCATGTTCCCGGCGTTCCATCAGCAAGACATTTCCAGCCTTCGATAAAATACTTGCTCCCAGCAGCCCCTAATTCAGAAGGATTAGAATTAGTTACAAAATCCCCTTTCGCCCAAGTTCCTGTCGTTGGTGCAGCCGTTGCAGCTTGGTATTTCGCGGATATTTTACCCTCTGAAAGGCTATTAACTTGCTGGGCAATTTCTCGATACCATTGAGCTGTTCCAGCGTCTACATTACCAAGTGGAGTAACATTTAATTTCATGCTGTCCCCATTGGTTTTAATGTTGCATCCATTGCCAAAACACGATTATCACCAGTCATTGCAATTGTTGCACGGTGGAATCTCGCTGCTTGCAACACGTCAAATTTACCGTCATTTAATGTATGTGTATCGCCTATTGTTAATCCATCGCCTTCGGTCATTTTTGATGATACTTGAGCGGTTGCGGTAGTAGGAGCAAATCCGGGCGCAAATCTTATGCGAATCTTGCTTAATAAACTTACCCCATCATCGTCACCCATATCTCCAGTAGTATAACTACTGGACGTAGATGCTCCGGTCATTAATTGGAGTTGGTGCGATGTGTTGAATATAGATAGAGCGCGTCCGCCACTAAGCCAAAATTGCGAATCAAACGAATATGCAGACAAACCATCAATCGTTGAACTAATAGAGCTTAACCCGTCAATCGTTACCCCCGCACTAATGTAATTTAACACGGCTTCAATATTGATCGTAACCAAGCCAAATTGTTTGGTGGCAAGGTGATATACCATCGCAGAATTTAATGTTGTTGAATTCGTTGATGGATAGAAAATCCAGACTCTGTTTGTTTGCCTGTCAAATATACATTGTATTTTGTAGCGGTAAGATGGGTTAGAGTTGGCATAAAACCATTCACGAACTTGTCCGACTCCTATCGGAACAGGCCTAGACCCATCAAACAACCATAGATTATCCTGCCCAACAATAAAATGCGCTCCACCAATATCAGTCCATGCATCTTGACCAACACATCCAGCATCACCGCCCGGCACTTGCGCCCAATCCCACACAGAAGGAGCGCCAACGAATTGCCCCAAGAAAATAGCTTTGTCTTTATATGCAACAGCATAATCTCCTAATTTCCCACCTGCTGTAATTTGCCCCGGAGCTGATACTAATTGACCTGTAGCACATAACGCTGTAACACTTGGTGTCCAGTTTGTTTCATCAAAGGTGGCGCAACACCACCATCTATTTTGAGATACACCGTAGGTTGCATCAGATGTATTTAAAGCCATCACAAATGATCCAACGCTAAATACTATCTTGGCTTTTGGTGCAGTAGCAATATCAGCAAATGCTCCTGAAGCACTGCGTTGAATTGTGTCAGTAAGATTTGATGCAATCGTAGCATTGCCAAACTGAGTAAAACTCCATCTCGTATCTGCTCCACCAGTATAATTACCAGCTCTTGATACATCAGTCCACGAGCCGCCAGAAAGCTCATATAGCTTTGTGGCTGTTCCTGCGATAATTCGCCGTGTATCATCCAGTTTTGTAATTACTACACCGCCAACACAAGCAGCAGCAAGTGCTGGTGTAGATGTTGGAGTAGAAGCAGATGGTGCGCCAGCCATCCCCGCTTCATAAGGTATAAAATTAACGCAAGCAGTAACTACTCCGGGTGTAGTCGGATCAAGATCAGGACTAAATCCAAGTAATTTATCCATTATTCAGCTTAGCGTCCAAACCAAGAAAATACACCGCGCGGCCTTATCCGAAGTGACCCAACAAAAGGTTGGCTGCGTCTTTCAGCAAACCGCTTGGCAGATTCTAAAGCCAATGAAACGATCGGCGACAATAAATTAATTTCAGCCGCATCTCTAAGGTATCTGGCAGCTTCCAGACATGAGGCGTAAAGGTATAATTCTTTTGCGTTATCAAGAACCCAATTAGTTGTAACTGTATCAGACAATGGCTGAATATCTGGCGTATAGAATAACGTGTATGCTTGGTCAGCACCCGCGCCTATAATTCTGATTTGATTATTCTCTAACGAATAAAATTGAGGGTGAACTTGTACCGTCGATGAAACATCCGGTACAGCCATATAATCCAAGTTAGTAGTCCACGAGCCTTCCGTAACAGTAATTCGCGCAATCGACCCAAAATCAGCAGGTAGAGTGACGTACCCACCAGCAATAGTTGTGCCTGTAACAGAAGTTTGCAACTCTTGCACGTTCAACTCTCGGAACAGATACGACTCTGCCAACTCAATGAATGTTGGTATTTGTGTCGTCAAATTATCCCTGTGCAGATAACTGGCAATATCAGCTTTGAGCGTTGTGTATGTCATTTCAAGAATTTCTCAAATGTAACTAACTTCGGATTTGCTTTTAGCCAAAGCACCATTTGCCGTTTGCGTTCTTCCGCCCCTTGATAGGTGTTGTTTATCCTAACCACTTCAGCCATTGGTACAATCCCGACAAAATGCCCATTCCCCCAGCTATCACCAGCAGTTAAAGACCGTAGATTAGCAGCATGCTCAAGCATTGGCTGCGCATCGTAAGTTAGCTTTGTTACAGCCTGATCACCTTCAAGAATAACCTGCTTATGAATGCCGTACTCGTTTACACCTTCATCTATGGTTACATTGGATTCAAGTTCCATATTAAATATCCTCGCATGGTGATACCTGAACAACACCAGCAGCTGATTGCTGAATTGCTGCAATGTGCGTACATTTACCTGTCGCTAAAATAAGAGGTGATCCGGGCTGCACAACCGCATCCGTGGCAACTGCTGTTTGTGTTCCTATACCAACCCTGACACAAGCTGCAACAGAAGCTGTAATACGCACAAATAACGGCACTGTTCCGTCTAGTCTATTAGGTATTGTTGCACCAGCAGAAGTTGCGCTTGTCGTTATATTGATACCAGTTGCAAATATCGTAAGTGCCATATTGACTCCTTGTTAAATATTGAGGGGCATTCCACCCCACCGGAGTTTTACGGCCTCTAGCCGTTTATTACGGGGTAAGATTAGTAATCTTTGCCTGTGCTGTTGGAGCGCGTACAGCTAAGCAACAATCTGCCGTAATCAACACTTTGTCACTATCCCCAGTCTTTGCAAGATCAACTGTTTTAAAGCCGTCCAAGAAGGCCAGATCAAGATAATCAGTGTTTAGCACATACGCAGTATCAGCACCAGACAGAAGATAATGAGGCAACACAGATATTGCGCCGAAGTCGCTCATATATACTTCTGCACCACCTACAACCACACCTTGCTGCTTCTGCTTCACGTCATAACGATTTTGAGCGATAGATGCAAACGCTGAGAACAGTGTTTTATGAGCAGGTGAAACAACCAGCATTTCAGCGAACTGGCCTGAAGTGGTATAGATGTTTTGACATGCAGTATCCAACAATGCTTTTGTAAAGGTACGGTTAGTGCCAGCAGTAATGGCAGTAGTTGGCGCACCAGAAGTCCATGCAGGAGTCGCACCAGCACCGTTATGTAACGGGTTAGATACACACTGCACACCCAAGCCACCAGATTGACCAGCAACTGAAGTTGTGGCGGCAATAGCAACCTGAGTTGAGGACAATACCATTGCTTCGATATTGCGCTTTAACTCAAGCATTTTCTTACCTTTAAGATACGGCATTTCCAGCGTTCTGCCTGCTTTCTTAACAATATTTGCACGGCGAGAAACACCGACTGTACCGTTAAAGATTTGCAAGTGATTGCCGATCCTCACGGTTGCAGTTTGAGCGTCTAGAGTTACATCATCGCCGTCAATCATCTTGTTAGATGCGGATGCGGCAGCTAGAGAGTCAGTTTGCCATTCATGATAATCAGTAACAGCAGTTACTCTCCCCATAGCTGAAGTAATTGGAGTTTCATTAGGGGATGTATTGAAGATTTTGTCGATCAGGTCTTCGCGGTTTCCTTTTAAGGAAGCCTTCTGATATAGGTTTGTTGGGACTGTCATTTAATTCTCCTTATTTACCGCAAAAATGCGGCTAGGTCATTTAGTTTTGCCTTGCCTGATTTGAATTTAGCTTCCAATTCACGGTCTCGGCGTTCATTTGTTGGTTGTGCTTGTCGTGTTGGCATACGCGGAGCGGATTGCACTTTCTTGGTAATATCAGCCTTTTGTGACTTCAATGTACGGTAAGCAACAGCGTCTCGCATGACTTTAACCATCCTATGGTCAAGCACAGTCGCGAGTTCTTCCTGCGTAAATCCGTAGTTTTTAATTACGTTACCGTAGATACCTTCCAGTTTTGGCCTATCTATTCCATCTTTTTGGAGTTCCGCCCAAGAAGTATTAAAGAGTTGCTCCTTGCGGGTTTTCTCTGCAATTTCTACTTGTAATGCGGCTTGTTCCTTTTCGCTATGGATAGACTGATCTAGCTGGTTAAGATAAGCTGCTATTTGCCTCTGCCGTTGGTTTTCTGCCACCCACGCGGCGGGGTCACTGTTGGCAAGTTCTGCCATTTCAGATTCCGACCTAATACCCGCCATGTTCACAATCGCAGCCCGTGTTAATTCGGCCTGTGAAATGTAATTCTGGCGTATTTCATCGTGTTTTTGTGTGAGGAACTGCACCGCTTCATGCTCTCTAGCAGCTAATGCTTGAGTTTTCTTGGTGTAGTCCTTTTGGCGCATGTAGGATGATGCGATTTCTTCGGGAGTTGCCTCAACCGTTTCTTCTACGCCATCTTCGCCTTTAACCTTGAAGGTTATCTTTTCGACGGGTGCAGCTTCTCCATCGGATTCTTTGTTAGATTCTTCCGATTCGTCGCTGTCGTCGTTTGTAGCATCGTCGGTTCCCTCGCCTGAGGCCGATTCATCTACTTGGTCTTGGTCTGCTTCAATTTCTTCTGCGGATTCCTCATCTGGTTGATCCAGAAATGAAACAAGGTCATTTAATCCACCTGATTCGGGTGCTTGCGCTTGTCCGTCCATTATGGGTTCCTATAGTCAAAATCCCCCTCTCGGCATTAGAGGAATATGCGGCGCATCACTGCGTTCGCTAAAAGGTAAATGCCTACCTATTTGTTACACTTCGCACGATTCTACGCCCTACCGATTCATCGCGCAAGTTATTCATATCAATCTTATGTTTAGCTAGTTTTCCAGTCTCAACTATGCCAATTAAAATACCCTCAAACTTGTCTGCTAATTTAGCCAATTGCAATAGTAATAACTGGCCTTCTTTATCACGCACTGGGCATTCTTTCCATTGGTCTACCACTGCTTGCTTTAATATAACCAATGATTCTTTGAATACCACATTCTCTAATACCTGAGTGGCATCAATTCCGCGTTGTACAAGTTTATGATCTGTCATATATCCTCTATCTTAATCTGGCTGTGGTTCAGCCCATAATGATTGACGTAATTGATTAGCAAGTAATCCAGTGGTGGTAATAGGCAATAGGCTTGCTAATAAGTCTGAACTATTGCGTTTTAATGGATCAAATGCTGCAAAGCGGGAGCGAATATCTGACGGATTATTTATATTAAATCCATTTCCAGACACTCCTGTGTACCCACCTTTTGTAGCGTCATCAATAATTGATAATGGTGCTCTATCTGAATTTATAACCATTGGGTTATTATTTCTAACCATTAACGGTAATACGCTTCCATTACCACCTTCTAAAATTGTTTTTCTGTTCGCATATTCTGATGCGTCAACCGGAGATGATGTAGACCATCCATAAGAATTAAATGCATCAAAATCTTGATTAGTCCCATGATAAGCAGGCGTATCAAACCCCATCGCCTTTGCTCTTTCCATTGCTGTGTTATTAGCCAGCAATCCTAATCCACCTTGCTCAACAGGTAGTGCGGCATTACGCTGTGCCAGCTCATGGGCGAGTTCGTATTGAGTTTTTGGCAGACTCAACGATAGACGTTGTGACCGCTTTTGTTCTACTGCTTTCCTAGCTCTATCTTGCTCGATTATTCTTGGCGTGTCAGCACTGCCTGCTATATAACTTCCATCACCACGGATAAATCCACCGCTTTCTATTTCGCTTGTTGGTATACCTTGATCTTGTAATTTTTTTATTTGCAGAGCATGAATAGGAGAATTATCAGTTAATACAGTGCCATCTTTAAGTTTTATTGCTGTTTGCCCGACAGGAAATTGTTTTGCTTTAGAGAGTATTTCAAACCCTTTGTAAGCAGGAAGACTCAATGCATTACCTTCGTCATATCTGACTATCTGCTCATTGACTGGAACATCAAACATATCTAGCGGATAAGATGCTGCACGTTGCTCTGGTGTCATGTTCATCCGCGCTTGGGTGAGACGTGCTTCTGCTTCACCTGCTAGGCGTTTGTATGCCTCGTCACCATCTTTTGGGGCGTTCCTACGGAATGACTGCAACCTAGTATATTCTTCAACTATTGGATTATTAGAAATAACCTGATTGTATTGACTATCAGTTATCCTCCCATTAATAACATCATCAAAGGCTTTATCTATAGCTTTCCGTCCTTCATATAAAGAGTCGCTGCCCTCTATTTTTTTTATTCTATTATTGATCTTTAATAATTCGCCAGCCACGTCATCAGCCGCACCTCTTGGACTACCCCCTCTTGCAAATCCCTCGCGCTGTTGGATAGCGTGTTGGAGTTCGTGAAGTGCTGGAGATTTCGCATTTAATCCTTGCGCTGTTAATTGCGGGAAATATTCGTTATACTGCATACCTGGTTTAGAAAAACTACCTTGCTCTGGAAGGTTTCCTTGATAAATAGACGCCTGTATATTTGATGTTTCTGGATATGCTTTATATAACTCAGGATGAGTAAGAGAGTTTTTTAAATCTCCGCTATTCTCCAGTATGCCGCTCCTTCCCTGATATTTTAACCCGCTTAAGCTTGCCTCATTGTCCGGTATCTCAAACCTTGGTTTACTATCAGGAAAACCAAACGTCCAACCTGTTTTGGCGTATATTTCTCTATCCGGCACGACTTGTTGTTTTAGTTTTTGCGCTAATTCTAATTTAGCAAGGTTCGCTGTTTTAGCATTTACACCAGCGAAAATGCCAGCTAGTCCAATTCCCTTAGCCCCAAGTCCAGCTATTTTAGTGCCAATACCAGTGCCAAATAAATCTAATGGTGATAAATTTAATCCTGTGATTGTTTCGGTCGGAACGCCGCCTTGCAGTCCGGGCTCTTGACTTCTAAACGCGCTAGGTAATTGGCCAACTCGGATTGCTTCTTGTATCTCAGTCAATGTTGGAGGTTTCCTGTTTAACCCTTTATGCTCGAATTCACGGCTTCTACTTGCAGCAGTAGGCTTGCCAGACATTGCCTGCATAAATTCATCTAGTGTCGCCATATCACCCCCACATTAGCAGCATTTCTATATCATCTTCATCATCCTGCATGGCCTTAGCCATCGCATGGATTTCCATAACGCGATTATAATCCTGTTCAGCCAATAATTTAGGCAAATCAAAGTTAATCGCAAATCTTTGCATCATTTCTGCAAGCCAATCTGTATCAATTGACTCAGCAGGCAGTACATCTTTAATAATACGCTTCTTAATCTTCCTGCGTTCTTGCCGAGATGATACTTTAGCCTTGGCAATTGCTTCTTCAGCTACTTGCTCGGCTTTAATATATTCTTCTGCCTCGTCTACGCTGTCAAATAATAGTATCTTTTTGCCTTTGCGTACATAGAACTTCCTAAATTCAACTTCTTGGCTGAATGTATTTCCGCTTGGCCCCCTGAAATTAGCAACATCAGGTGATTCTGTTATAGCAATACTGCCAGTTATTGTGATCTGACTACCGCCTGTTATTGCGACAATATCTGCTGATTCAGTTACTGCTAAAGCACCAGTGTGTGTCACCAAACCATTGAAACTTACTGTATCTGCTGTTTCAGTAACAACAAGTGCCCCAGTATGCGCTACCTTACCTATTAACGAAGCAGTGTCTGATATTTCAGTTATTACCAGACTTCCAGTGATTGTTGCGCTGCCAGAAACAGTGCCAGACGCAGCAAAAGTATCACTTGACTCTGTAACTGATAGATTACCTAAATGTGCAATTGAACCTGATATTGATGTTGTATCAGACGATTCTGTTACAGCCAATGATCCAGTGTGATTAACCAGACCACTGATCGCTGGAACATCAACTGATTCAGTGACGGAGAATGTACCAGTTATGCCACTACTAGCTACACTAACAAATACCCTACGCTCTTGGGGGGCAATTAATAACCATGGATTGCGTGTATATAACGCCATCTCGCCGTCTGAGAGAATGCGCGGAAATACAAACACGCCGCTTGTCGGGCTGGTAACACCCCTTCCATTCGCAGGTACGTTAGTCTGGTTAACGTATAGCGGATACGTTGATGCTAACGTATACGTTCCACCAGTTTTGGTGCTTGAAACGTCTCTACCATCCATCCACAACGATAACGCAGCATTAGCACCGTTACGCCAGCCGATAGTGTGCGGCAGGCCATCTATAACCCCAGCCGTACTCTTTATCGTTGTTTGGAACCCGCCATCATACGTGAGCGCAGATAAGGTTCCGCTCGATACTGCGTTGTAATTGGTCGAATCAGCGTTTAGCAGAATGGAGTGCTGCGGGTAATTCCCTCCGCTCTCATCGCCGTAGAAAAATAGGTCAGATAGCCTGGCTTCTGCTGCCCACGTACCTGTGACTATAACGGTAAATGCCGCGCTACTTGTAGGGATTACAGGATTACTGCTATATACAAGCCCTGCATCAGTTGTGGATGATAACTTAACTCCAAGACCTGCTGGAGTTGCAGCAATAACCCCAGCGACTGTTGGAATTCTTCTTCCAACTAGATCAGGAGCTGCATTTGAAATATAATTCGCAGCAAAAGAAAGACGTACATCATCCCGTGCCGTTACATTTGTTTGCGGCTGCTTAGTCCACGGCGTTTTAACCTTCTTGAAATAACCTGCCACGAATTACTGACCTTGATCGTAAACTGGGACTATATCAAACCGGAATGCGCTATCAGTAGCGTGTATAGTTGCGCCACCGCCGTTGTAACCAACAAGTGACATATACCTTTGGCTGCAAGTAAACTCACCGCTGGCAACACATATCTCGTTAGCAGCAGCATTCTCACTAACAACACTTCCAATGTATCGTAGGTTACGGCGCATATCTACGTCACCTAAAGCCGCATCAGTAGTTCCAACATCACCATCAATCTGCGTAGAGTCCCCATCAGGAGCAGTGGCTATGTATAAATCTAATGTACCGCCTTGTGTAGGTGTAGCTTGCCATTGTACTTCACACGACCACGAATATCGGTCTGGTCTAGGGACGGCTCCCCAATCTTTTTGAGCGGATACCCTCCCTGCACCATTGGTAACTCCTTCCATGGAGATAGCAACACCGGCTCCAGCCTCGCCATTAAATAGTACGGAAGTGCCTTTGCGTATGTATGACTCGTTAGCCATTTAGTGCCTCTCCCATTATCGTAATGTTCACTGTTCCTTCATAGGTTGTTGTTCCTGGATTAGCAGAAGTTCCAGTGCCCGATGTAAATATTTTCTCTACAACAGAAGCAAATCGAGTTGATACTGCCTTAGTTGCCGCCCATCCTGCATCAAGCAGTGCGCCACCAACTCCTGAAGGTAGGTTTTGCAATGAATCTTTAATTCCATCACGAATAGATGTATCTGCCATGTTTAGTGTCATACCGGGAGAGATTAACATTGTCTGCAATGTCATTTGTTTCCCTTCGCAAGCATGCGCTCTATTAGTATATAACTGGGTTCCATCTGGTGTATCTGCTGGAGTTAGATTCTTCCACGTTATCGCACCAAATATCGCACTTTTTGAAGCATCAGTACGCCAGATAACAAAAGTCGAAGGTAAGTTATACAATCTAACTAATTCACTGTCATTACGAATCGCTAACGCTGCTATTACGTCTGGATCAGTTGATGCAAGTATGTGATTTTTTAAAGCAACTTTTTGTTCAGGTGTCATGATTTATCCTTTATGCGCTATGAGTAATAGTTGCAGAGCTTAAAGTAACAGTGTCGCCAGCAGTGATCGCCAAAGACGAAAGAATAATATCAGTGCCACTTGTTCCAACAGTAAGCCCTTGAACAATCACTGTTCCTGCGCTTTCCTTAATCCTAGCAATTGCAGCGGTTCCGGTAGCATCTGCACTGGTATCAGATTTTGGCATAGTGAACGTCAGTGTATCACCTGTTACCGAACCACAAGGGTCGGCAAGCGTTATTGTCGCAAGCACAGAAGCGTATGCCGACGAGCATATCTCGATATATCCAGCACCCGCTCCCGAGTCTATATCATCCCGCACGGCAGTCATGCGAGTTGTTTTCAATGATGTTCTGTAATTTGCAGCCATTATATTTCCCCTTTATTCATTTAAATTAACGTGTTCAATTCCAACCGCTCTACCATCTGGCCCACGGACAATACGCTTCGGCCCTGACATCTTTGCAACCGCAGCCTGCAATATCTCCAATCCCTGCATTACTTGTGCCATATTGCTCTGCTCTTGTGTTTCGTCCTCTGGTGTCGCGCCCCTGATTTTCATTTCTTCAATGTAAATTTTCGTCTTTGCTTCAAACTCAGCCTTCCACCTGTCAAACTCGATTTTTTGTTGTGCAAGTTGAGCATCCATCATCGCTTTATTTTGTTCGCGCTCAGAATCTCTTATGTCATTTGCAGCCTGTAACTCAAGATTACCTTGTATTTCTCGTAGTTTAGCATCAGCTTTAAGCTGCTCTACCTCTCGCGTCATCTGTGTTTCAGCCTGGAATTTCTGTACATCTCGTTGCGTCTCTGCTTGATGTTTCTGAGCATCAGCTTGTATGCGTAATTGTTCGATCTGTATCTCAATTGGCGGCTCCTTTGGCTGTGGTGGCTGTTTAGACGGGTCTTGCAAGAAGTTCTGCACGTCTTTAAATCCAGCATTCTCGATAATCTTCGAGCCTGTGTGATACAAGTGAGCAGGAGTAGTCAATCCAACCGCCAAACCTTCTTTTTGAAGTTGTGCAATCATCATTAATTGAGCAGATTTTTGCTGTACATCACCAGTACCCAAACCAACATTAATAGTCATGTCGTACTGATCACGCCATTCGTTAGGATCATACTCAACAAACTCGTCTCTCAACCTAAAGCACATTTTTTGCATGTCGCCATCGGTTAATACTTTAAGAATACCTTGGAATATCGGTTTAACAAGCGTCTCAGCAATTATCCGAGCTATCAACTCTACCCGTTGCATCGCGGCAGTCATATCCATAGCGCGTCCAGTAGCCGTGTTGTTCATGCTGTCAGGATTCAATCCTTGGCTTGTACGCGATACTCCTGTGCGATTTTCGCGCATTGACTGAACATACTCAAGCATTGGCATGGATGCGCCGGCAGCAAACGGCGTGACTTGCTCAGTAACCGCATTTATATCGCGCTGTCTAACCACTCCACCTATTCTTGAATCCAATAGATCATCAATATTGGCGAGTGGTGTCCAGTTCGCATCCGTCAACACTTTAGTACGCGGATTATTTGCAAGATATAGATTATTTAGAGTTTGACGTAATAATTCAGTGTGCAGCTTTTGCAAGTCAGAAACAGCATCAGCAATACTCATTCCGTCCCATCTATGAGTATTTAATATCGGGCTGGCAGTGGCAATCGGCACATGGTTAACAACTTCTTCCTTTAGTATTTTTTCTTCCAGCCTATAAACGCAAATCCTTTCAGCTATCCCATCACCGTCTTTGTCGCATAGAATGTATTCCATGCGCAGCCAGCCAGTAGCCATGGAATCATCTGGATTTGTTCTGTCGGTATCGCCAAAATCGGCAGTTTGTGTGCTTTCTAGTTTGTTTACCGCAGTAAGTCTATTCGTTAAATCACCATGGTCGCTTGCTCTCAAATCATCAGCATCACAGTCATAACCCATCATCTTTAAATCTGACAGAGTGACGCGAATTAACCGTGCAACATACGGGCAATCTGCAAGTAGCGGGCTTGTCCATTCACGATCTACCAGCAAATCCTCTGGATTGAACGCCTCAACTTTAACAATCTTGCGCTTTTCGGTCTTTTTCATGCGACCGCTATATACAATGACAGGTTGACCAGTTTCATCTAATTGCGGCTGACCATCCTGTCCTAGTAATGTATTTGGATTAGCCATCTCAATTTCGCCATCCTCTGATTCTTGCAGCATCAAAGCAAGCATTTCCTCAGTAGCGTCTTTAAACGGCACACTTGATACAGTTTCTGTTTCTTCCTTGCGCCACATAACAGCACAATTCTTGATTATGAGCATATCTTTGATTGCTGTGTACAACACAAGGAAGCCGTTATTTTGCTTGTAGAATACATAATTACATGCGTCAGTCGCTTGTTCGGCTCCCGCCACATCATCAGCATTGATAGGCTCAAACGATACAGCTTTATCAGTAGATGTAAAGGTTTTGAGTAATGCAGGAAGTATCCATTCGACTGAATCCGACACATCACTAGCTACTATCTGACTCCATCCGTCTTCTTCGTTGCCATAAGGCAATCGGTAGTATTCGCGCATTGCGTCTACTCGTTCACTAGCTAATTGCCCATGGATGTAGTGACTGGCTGCCTGCTCTTTTTGTCTTAGCAGCTCAAGGAATTCTGTATCGTCCATTTTCATGTATGCGTCCTATTTATGCGATGTAACGACCTGATTTATATTTAATTGGCTTTGCTGCAAGACTTGTTGCACCAACTGCATCGGCAACAATAGCCATTAGTCCAAAACTATCCGCGCCATGACTAGACCAATCATGTTCAGGGCCAAGACCGATATTTCTCGTGTCATCACGCTTTTCATGATAGTAACCAACAGCGTCTAAGCCCGCTTGCGTTGTTTCTTCATTAAACCACATTTGGGGAAACATCCTTCTGGCACATTCTACCCGTGCCATTGCAGCACCTTTCCCTTGATTTGGAACAACTTCAACAGTATAACCTGCATCAGTTAACGCGGACTTATGTGAAACATCAAATATCTTATCTTGCGTATTGCCATCGTGAGGCAGCCATATGGTAAGCTTATCAGGCGAATATCCTTTTGAACGCAACCATGATAAATGAGTGGCTAAAGGCTGACCAACCGCTTCATAATAATTAAGTACTCGAATTTCTTTGCCGATAAACTGAGCCACCCATATTGTAAAAGCGTCAGCTCTAGCACCTGTTCCGCCAATATCAACAAAAGCCCGAAGCGTCATAAGCGGGTCAGCACCTACCCTACCTATCCGCCCCTCCATCCTCGCTTGTGTTATATGCTTTGCGTAGTACGCTCCAACCAAAGTTGAAACATATGCGCCTTCCCAAATATGTTCATACTGGTCAGGTCTTTCTTCTAAATCTCTCTGTCTGTCACGCTCTAGTTTCGCAGGGAATTTAGGATTGTCACGCCAATTGCATTCAACTACTTTAACTAAAGGATCATTACTATTCCTGAATCTTGACTCTACCGCCGCACTCTTTCTTTTAGGGTTCCAGGTAACCCATAATTCAGCGTTCCAATCTGTACCTTCCTCGCGCAATGTAGGAATAAGCGTCATAAACGCCTCATCTGTTACTGGCTCAGCTTCGTCAATCCAGCAAAGCAATAGCCGCCCTTTGGATTTTATACTTGCTATATTTCGATCAAGTCCGGCAAATGTGAAGTTAATACGTCCATCTTTGCTTTTAACGTACTTCTCGCCTATTTCATAATACTCAGCAAGCCAAGGCTCATCATCAATCGCGCGTTTTACTTCTTCAAGGCTTGAATCCTCTAGCGAATTCATGAACTGTCTTGCACACAAGATAATTCCACTTGTCCCCGCATTACCATGAATATAACCTTGCACAGCCGCCATTTTTGCAAAGCTACGTGTTTTTGCCGATCCCCGCCCACCATATGCGCCACGCACATCAGCCGGCCCGTCAAATACAGGTATCAGCTTTTCAGGTAGCGCAATCCTTGCTGAAATCATTTTAACGCCACTAACTCAATACGCTGAACAACTGTGGCTTTAATAACATGTTCTTCTGGAGCATTGAACCCTTGCATATCGTTCAAAACCTTCACAGCGTTGATTTTATCACCAGCCCTTGACTCACCCTCATTGATTACATTTACAAGCACTGCAACCGACTGTTCGCGTGTCCAAAGGGCTTTATTTGCAAGTTCAGCCCTTAACTCATGCACCCTTTGCGCCACATTAGCGTCAGCCATCATTTTTGATGCGTTAACATTAACCGACTCTGGCTTGGTTTCTGGTTTGACTTTATATGCAGAACGATACGCATCTGATTGATTCATACCAGATACTACAGCCTGCGCGAATGCTTCTTGTTTAGTTGTTAATGCCATCAGATTAATGCGATACGTCCAATTATTGATATAGATCAAGTATATTACACACTTTACGATTTTTTGCAAGAAAATTGATATAGATCAATATTGAATTTGAAAAGCTCGGTAATATGTGAACCATGCAATGTTGCATAAACAAGGAGCTGATTATGTACAATGATGAAGGTATGAACAATATTATAAACAACTGGGTTGCACCGTTTCTATTTGGAGCAATTGTCGCAATCCTGTTTGTTGTAGCGTTATTTTTTCCTATTAAATAGGGAAGCAAGCAGCTTGCGAATATAAAAACACACAAAAGGAGACAAAATGAAAGAACTATTCGACGTAAAAATATCAGCACAACGCAATCTTGAACGCGCAGGACGTACATTCTCAGTTACAGCATGGGAATATCGGAAAGCAATCAGGAATAATGCAGAACAGAGAGTTATCGACGGCCTACGCTACACACTAGCAGAACATCGAGCTTTAATGACTGACGCTGCCAACCATCACGAGCGAATCATGGAAAAATGGTATAAATTCCGTCCTGCTGATCGTCACAAAATAGGCATTGTATTAATGCCATCCGATGTATACGTAAAATAAGGATTATTATGGCCAATACAGAACAAGTAATTGATACAAGAGTACATTTTATATCAAGCGTTCCAAAATGCTCTACTGCGGAACAATACGAAAGCTGGAAACTTATCGCACGGCTGGCGGTTCCTAATAAGTACGGCTTTTGCGAAGATTGCACGCTTGATTTTCAATCTAAGATGATCCGCGCGCGTAAGTGTGAAAACCCGCATGTGATTATTACAGATATTGACGATTAGAAAACACTGTGATTAAATTATATTTTAAGTTTGAGTTTCAAGCGTCGCCATGCCCGAATGCCCAGGCGGTCAAGACATGGTGCGGTCGTCCGATGGAAAAAAATGCCGCAAGGTTGTCGCCCTAATTAAGGCGTGCTTTTGTGAGTTATGAAAAACTACCAAAGTCGGCGAAGGGGTGCAAAGCCCCTACTTCATATAGCAAACTGGGGCGCATTTTTGCGCCTCTTTTAGCATCCTCTTGTATTTTATATATATTTCCTCTAATTCTGCAATGCTCCATTTTTTATATTCAGGTGAAGATTCAAGCACATCAACCCTATCCTGACCTATTTTTTTAATCAGTTCAATCCTATAGTTCAATAAATTACCGCGCAAATGGAAATTACACGGCTGGCATTGTTTATGTACATTATCTTCGTTAAACCGCAAAGATGGCCTGATTGATGTGGCTTTATAGTGACCTGCATGATATTGGCCTGTATGGTGTCTTCCGCAGCTTATACATGGCTCATCCTTATCCCTATACCTAATATACGAATTAAACGCAGCCTGCGCGTCTTTAAGCCATTCTCTGCGGCCTTTTAACCTCTTCCTTTCCTCTCTTTGTTCTTTCCTGATTGCTTTTAGCTTATTTTTAGCTGTTAAAACATTAGCACATTCCCATCCGCACACAATTTGCAATGGTTTGGATGGGATAAACTTTTCACCACATGATTTGCATTTCTTAGTCTTTAACTGTTTTTCATTTACTTGCATACAATAAATCCGTCTGCTCGTAAGCATCTTGCGGTGTGTCTGGAATAAATAAATTACCCTGTGCTTTGTGCTGCTCAAATCTTTTACAAGCCGCAGCGTAATAATCTGCATCAAGCTCCATGCCCACAAATTCAAATCCAAGGTTATACGACGCTATTGCGCTGCTTCCACTGCCTAGGTGCGTGTCTAAGATGCGCTGTCCGGGTTTTGCGTAGTTGGTTAAAAGCCATTCATAGAGTTTTACTGGTTTTTGCGTGGGGTGAATTTTGTCGCCTGTTCGATTATCAAACTTAAAAAGTTTTGACGGGCAATCAAAACTAGACCAAGCAAATTCAGTGGCAGAGAAGTTAGGCCACGGCTGCACTTTGTCCCATACTGCATATCCCCGGCTCGGGGGAAGCGTAAAATAATTACCGCCCCAAATTACTTGATTTTTTGAAACACGAAACAACTCTGCAAAATAATCTTCATCTGGGATGCACGAATCCCAATTGCACTCAGCATTATTTAGTACTCTATCTTTCAATTTTCCGCCACCACCATTAAGTCGCTTACTCCCTGTCTGCCGCTGACAAGGAGTGGCTGACATTGTTGGAGCGTTTATCCCGTAGGGAGGATCGCAGACAGCCAAATCAAACGCCTTGTCCGGCAATCCGCGCATGTACTCCATGCAATCCATGTTTAATAATGTAATTTTATCGTTCATTTTATCGGCTCATACTTTGATTGCATTGTTTCATCATTCAAAAATTTAATCTCGCCATTTCCCTGTTTTAATATCCAGTCAGTCCTTCTTAGAGTGTTGCAATATGATTTATCTTTGTAAATCTGGATGTAATCCCTGAATAATTCTCCACGGAATTCATTGCTTTCAAGACAATCCAGTATTTTATCTGTGTTATCACCTGTCCACTGAATACGTTTTCCTTTTCTTGCACGTCTAACACATGGCTCCAAAATTTCATCGCTCTCACTCATTCTGCAACCTCTTTTAATGACATTAAAAAATTAACTGCAAATTCGTTGTTTTTCACAATACTTCCATCCTTAATCGACAAAGTGCCAGAAGTGGCACACCATCCGTTAGCGTTATATATTGTTCCGGTTACCACATCCATCCAATATAATTTCTGCGCCACAATAACAGGCGTAATAACCCTAATTGAGCCTGCAATATCTGCCGTCCAAAGGTCATGATCGGCAATCCATCGCTCTTTTTTATCCTTCTTCGCTCCGGCAAGAAATACATCCATACTTCGCACACAAAACCCTTCTTCGCCCGGCGTTTTAGCAACTGCTTTTGTTTTAATCATTGTTTCTCCCATTTGTCACATCCTTTTGCCGCTTCCAAATCCCTGTTATGTCCTTCGCCTATCAGCTTCCTGTGCCTGTGCAGACTACACCACCAGCGAGCCATTAAGCATACTGTGCTTGTCTTGGATGGCGTGTAGCGTCTGTGTTTGCAGGTGGAGCATTTATTTTTCATGCTCTTTGTTTTTTAGCCAAGTTATTTGTTATCTCAGCTATACGACGCTTGTTTTCTTCAATCTGCTCCGGTGTCAATCTATGCACCAATTGCAATTTATTAACTTCTGGCCTGTACGTTTTGCAAAGTGCTAAAAACTGCCCTTGTGTCGGCGGGTTATTACCAGTATCAAGTTTTGCAAGATCAATGCCATGCTTGATAGCTCCTAATGAACATCCTTGCAATGCGTCTGCCCAGTCCTTCCACACGGCCTGCATATCCTGCTCTCGCCATAAATCAGCCTGCCTTTTCCCATAGGCCATTGCTAAGCTTTGGAATATCCTCTGTACCGCTTCCAATTGCTTGTTTATTGGTAATGTCGATAATCTTGTTTCCAGTTCCATTGTTTTCTCCTAATGGTGCAAATATTTGCCTCATAGTGTCTGAAATTGAATCATGATGACTCCTTGGCCTATTAACAATCGCTTGCGGCTCGTCATGCCATCGCCCTTGATTAATATACGTTAACGGATTTGGGATGTACCTACCATCGTCTGTTAACCACTGGTCTGACTTTGATTGCCATAACAACGCTATTAACACATCATCAATTGGCGGTTTATTTTTTATCCAAGCTTTTTTTGCTGCAATTTTTCCGGATTTTTTTGGGTAAGCATCCCAAAATCTTGCAAACTCATCACCAACATGCACAGAGGGTTTGTTTTTAATATCTGTATCTGTATCTGTATCTGTATCTGTATCTGTATCTGTATCTGTATCTG